ACGGTCCGCAAACAAAATTTATTTTTATAAATCTTAAACAAACAAAATTTATTTTTATTTTTTAATAGCACCCAGCACAAAGTTTTACGTGTTGAAAATTTGATAATTTGATAATCTACGTATAGAATAGGCGAATGCTTACATCATTACCATTTGAGCCACGCGTTCTGCAAGCAACCGAAGCACGGTTGGTGGCAATATACGAAGCCGCAAAGATCGGATTGCGTGGCGACGCGCTGGCGTTCAAAGCAGGCATGTTGCCTGTAGAGTATCGGCGCTTAATGCAACTAGATCCTGTAGTGGAAATGGCTGAGTTAAAAGGGCGCGCAGAAGGCGAGGCGCAGTTGTCGCAGGTGTTGCATGAGGCAGCGCTAGAAGGCGACGCTAAAGTGGCGCTAGAAATCTTAAAGCATAAGCATGACTGGGTGGCTAAACAGCAAGTCCAAGTTGACGTCACGCAACAAATCAGTATCATCACTGCTTTAGAGCAGGCTCAACAAAGGCTAACAATAGATGCAGACGACGCAATATACAGCCCAAGACGAGATGACGTTAATGTCCCGTCTTTGGGCGCCCGCAATCAAGAATGACCCCCTAGCGTTTGTTTTGTATGCTTTTCCTTGGGGTGTGCAAGGCACACCTTTGGCTGATTTTACCGGCCCACGCAAATGGCAGCGAGAGGTGCTTATTGAACTACGTGAGCATATAAAAGCAAACGAAGGAAAAATAAACTTTGACACCCTTAGATTAGCAACATCAAGCGGTCGAGGTATTGGTAAATCTGCGCTTGTCTCCTGGTTAACCATCTGGATGCTTTCCACACGGATTGGGTCAACAACCATTATTTCGGCAAACTCTGAGTCGCAACTGCGCTCAGTCACTTGGGCAGAAATTACTAAATGGTTGGCGATGTCTTTAAACAGCCATTGGTTTGAAGTCTCGGCCACCCGTCTCATGCCCGCTAAATGGATTACGGAGTTAGTTGAGCGAGACTTAAAGAAAGGCACGCGCTACTGGTCAGTAGAAGGGCGCTTGTGGTCGGCGGAGAATCCAGACAGTTACGCAGGGGTCCACAATTACGACGGTGTAATGGTGATCTTTGACGAAGCGTCGGGTATTGACGACGCTATCTGGGCGGTGACGTCTGGGTTCTTTACTGAGAACACCCCGAATCGTTTTTGGCTGGCGTTTTCTAACCCACGGCGCAACACCGGCTACTTCTTTGAGTGCTTTAACTCTAAGCGTGACTTTTGGGCGACTAAAATTGTAGACGCCCGAACAGTTGAGGGCACAGATAAAGCGGTATACCAGCAAATCATAGACGAGTACGGCGCTGATTCTAGCCAAGCGGCAGTTGAAGTGTACGGCGCCTTTCCCGCAGCAGGCGATGATCAGTTTATATCAAGCCTGATTGTGGACGAGGCGATGAAGCGCCCCCGCTACAAAGATGGCTCGGCGCCTATTATTGTAGGGGTCGACCCTGCACGCTTCGGCGCGGACTCAACAGTCATTGCAATCCGACAAGGGCGGGACATTATCGCCATTAAACGGTTTAAAGGCGATGATACAATGACAGTGGTGGGACATGTAATTGAGTGTATTGATGAATACCAGCCCGCAATGGTTGTAATTGACGAGGGCGGCGTAGGCGGTGGGGTAGTAGACCGCTTAAAAGAGCAGCGGTACAAGATTAGAGGGGTTAATTTTGGAAATCGAAGCAAAAACCCCCTAATGTATGGCAATATGAGGGCGCAAATGTGGGGCGAAATGCGACAATGGCTAAAAACTGCATCAATTCCTAGCGACAGAATACTCAAAACTGATTTAATATCGCCTATAATGAAACCAGATTCTAAAGGTACAATCTTTTTAGAGTCAAAAAAAGACATGCGTGCAAGAGGATTAGCCTCACCTGACGCCGCAGACGCAATTTGTGTAACGTTTGCTTTTCCTGTGGCGCATAGGGAGTCAAGTATGATAATTAAACGAAAAAGTTACGCTCAAAGTGGTATGGCTACATCTTGGATGGGGGCATAATGGCGACAAAACCGGGTTTATACGCAAATATCCACGCTAAACGTGAACGCATTGCTGCCGGAAGTGGCGAAAAGATGTGCAAAGCAGGCGCTAAAGGCGCACCAACTGCTAAAGATTTCAAACAATCAGCTAAAACGGCAAAGAAAAAATGATTCGACCTATTAACGACAATATTGTTGTCAAGCCCGACCCTTTTGTGCAGTCTGGGCTTATTATTGTGCCTGAAGAAGACACACGCACAGGCACAGTAGTGGCGGTTGGCCCAGGCAAAAAAGGCTCAAAACGACCTCTAATGGTGTCAATTGGGGACCACATCATGTATAGTGGCACAATTGACCAGCAATATGAGGGTCTGCTTGTTATGAAAGACAAGGACGTAATAGGGACGATATGAAAGATAAAGACATCATCTCGGTTGCCAAAAGCCGCTTTACAATGGCTGTATCGGCGTATTCTGAGAGCCGAGAAGATGAACTGGATGATTTGCGTTTTTACGCTGCAAGTCCAGACAATCAATGGCAATGGCCAGCCGACGTACTCGCCACACGAGGCGCAGTGCAAGGGCAGACGATTAACGCTCGCCCTTGTTTGACCATTAATAAACTTCCTCAGCACGTCAGACAAGTTACCAACGATCAGCGCCAAAATCGACCAAGTGGGAAAGTAATCCCCGTGGACGACAAAGCTGATGTCGAAGTGGCTGAAGTTTTTGACGGGCTAGTGCGGCACATTGAGTACATTTCTGATGCGGATGTAGCGTATGACACGGCGTGTGAGAACCAAGTGGCGTATGGTGAAGGCTATATTCGTTTGTTTACTGAGTACTGCGACGACGATAGCTTTAATCAGGACATTAAGATTGGTAGGATTCGTAATTCGTTCTCAGTTTACATGGACCCCACCATCCAAGACCCTTGCGGGGCGGATGCGCAGTGGTGCTTTATTACCGAAGATCTGACCAAAGATGAATACGAGCGTCAGTTCCCTGACGCACAGCCTATCTCGTCGATGATGTCCCAAGGTGTAGGCGATCAGTCTGCCTCGCAGTGGGTTAGTGAGAATACAGTGCGTATTGCTGAGTATTTTTACATTGAGCATGAAAAAGCCACGCTACATCTATATTACGGTAACGTGTCGGCGATGAAAGGCACGCCTGAAGATCAAGACATGGCCATGCGTGGCATGAAGCCTATTAAAACTCGCACAGTAGACGTTAAAAAAGTCAAATGGTGCAAAATTAATGGTTTTGAAGTGCTTGAGACGCAAGATTGGGCGGGTTCGTCTATTCCTGTGGTTCGAGTAGTTGGCAACGAATTTGAAGTTAACGGTCGTATTTATGTATCTGGTATTGTGCGTAACGCTAAAGACGCGCAGCGCATGTATAACTACTGGACAAGCCAAGAAGCTGAAATGCTTGCCTTGGCACCTAAAGCGCCGTTTATCGGCTACGGCGGGCAGTTTGAAGGTTACGAACAGCAATGGAAGACCGCCAACACGACTAACTGGCCGTATTTGGAAGTTAACCCAGACGTGACCGACGGCGCAGGGTCGGCATTGCCTTTGCCACAACGTGCGCCGCCCCCATTACCGCAAACTGGGCTTATTCAAGCCAAAATGGGTGCTAGTGACGATATTAAAGGCACGACAGGGCAATATGACTCTAGTCTTGGTCAGACCTCTAACGAGCGTTCTGGCAAGGCTATCTTGGCGCGGGAACGCCAAGCGGATGTCGGTACTTATCACTATGTAGATAACTTAGCCCGTGCTGTGCGCTATATCACACGTCAGATTGTGGACTTGATCCCAAAAATTTACGATACTGAACGCATTGCGCGGATTGTAGGTGAGGATGGTGAGACAAGCACGATTAAAGTTAACCCCAACCAACCGATGCCGGTCAATAAAATTATGGACCAGCAAGGCATTGTGCTTGAAAAAATATATAACATGGGTGTGGGCAAGTACGATGTGTGCGTGACCACTGGCCCAAGCTACATGACTAAGCGTCAGGAAGCATTAGAAGCTATGGCGCAGCTCTTGCAAGGCAATCCAAATTTATGGGCGGTGGCTGGCGACTTGTTCATTAAGAACATGGATTGGCCTGGTGCGCAGGAAATGTCTAAGCGTTTTGCTAAGACCATTGATCCTAATATTATGGAAGGCGGCGACGAGTCACCTGAAATGCAAGCCGCTAAAATGCAAATGGAAGCAATGGGGAAAGAAATGGAGCAGATGTATCAGATGCTGCAAAACGTTTCTAAATCCGTTGAAGTTCAAGACTTGGAGCGTAAAAACTACGAGTCGCAGATCAAGGCGTTCGACGCCGAGACTAAGCGCATCTCAGCGGTGCAAGCGGGCATGACTTTTGAGCAGATTCAAGATATTGTGCAAGGCACTATCGCCGCCGCGCTAGACACGGGCGATTTAATTGGCGGTGCGCCAGAGCGTGAGCAGTTTGATATGCCTGAGCAGATGCCGCCACAACAAGGCATGCCACCTCAAGAAGGCATGATGCCACCTGACCAAATGCAACAAATGCCGCCCCCAATGGAGCCACAACAATGAAATGTGCTGAATTCGTAGGTATGCTTTTTTTGGCGCGGGATGTTACACATTCTGTGCATTTAAATACTCGCAGCTATTCTAAGCACAAAGCGCTGCAAGGCTTCTATGAAAACATCATAGATTTAGCCGATGCGTTTGCTGAAGCCTATCAAGGCAGAAGTGGCCTGATGGGGCCAATATCTTTGAGTTCTGCTAAAAAAACTACAAATGTTGTTGAGTTTTTAGAAAGCCAACTAGAAGATATTGAAGCTAATCGGTATAAAATTTGCGATAAAGATGACTCTACCATGCAACAATTGGTGGATAATATCATTGAGTTGTATCTGACAACGTTGTATAAGCTAAGGTTTTTAGCATGACAATAGACTACGCGTCGCAAACGCAGCATGGTAAAGATGAGCCATTTGATTTGCAAGTGGCTAGAGGACAAGTTCCTGGGCATAGCACGGTTAACATCTATGGCTATCAACCTACGGTTGCAACTACTTTTATCCCCATTTGGGAAAATGCTACGGGTTATACTTATCCGGTAGCTGCTACGCAGATGCACTTAGCTGGCGGCGTAGGCGACACCGCATCCATTCTTATTAGTGGGCTAGATGTAAATTACGGCATAGTCTCTGAAACATTAGCGCTAAATGGCGCTACAGCCGTCACAACAGTAAATTCCTATATTCGCATTAACGCCCTAAGAGTAACTGTAGACAGTGCTACTAACCCATCTGGCACGGTAACACTTAAAGACCTTACAGATACCGTAACTTACGCTCAAATTAATGTTGGTATTGGGCGTTCTCAGTCAACTATTTTTACAGTTCCTGCTGGTTACACATATTATTTGCAACGAGTAAACATTTATACGTCGCTAAACGGCAATAACTTTGCAACGTACCAGAACAAAACGATTAGTCCTGCGGGTGTAGTGCAGGTAACTCAGCAAGCCCCTTTTGAGGTTAACTATGAAGCTAGGCGTATTATGCCCCGTCCAATTCCTGAAAAAACTGACGTTCAGCTTATGTGTAAAGTTGAAAGCGGTGCACATGCTATAGCAATTTCACAAGAAGGTTATTTAATTAAGAATTCTCAAGGGTAAATTATGGAACTTTTAAGACCATTAACACAAGCTAACTTTCCTGGCGCAGCCGTTGCCTACACTGGTACAGCGGGGAACACCGCCACATGGCAGTCGGGCCCACAAGGTGTACTGGTTTGGTCAACTACCGCAGCGTATGTTGAGATTGGCGAAGGCGCTGTGGCAACCACAGCAAGCACCCCGATCCCTGCAAACACAATTGTTCATTTTGCGGTCCCGCAAGGCACAGGCGGCTTGTGGCGAGTAAGCGCTATTCAAGCGTCTACTGGCGGTTCAGTGTACGCCAAACCAATCAATAAGGAATAAACATGGCGGTTTCCCTTTCCCCTTTAGGTGGTGCAGCCGGGCAATTCTTTGATAGCAACGGCAACCCGTTAGCTGGCGGGAAATTGTACACATATGCAGCCGGTACAACGACACCACAAACGACCTATACTGAATACACAGGTGTAACTGCTAACTCCAATCCTATTGTTCTAAACTCTGGGGGGCGTGTGCCTTCTGAGATTTGGTTGACAGATGGTGTGAGCTATAAGTTCTCGCTATTCTCAGCGCTTGATAATCTAATTGGTGTTTGGGACAACGTTGATGGCATTAATAGTAGCGGCAGCGCTGCGTCTGACATAACTTTTACTGGTTTTAAAGGCCAGTCTGGCTTTGTGCAAGATATTGCAGATGCTGATGGTTCGGATTGGATTGGGTACCAACCGGCCTCGCCAGGCGCCGCTAGATCGGTGCAAGATAAACTGCGCGACACCGTTAGCGTAAAGGACTTCGGCGCTATTGGCAATGGTTCAACAGACGATACCGCAGCCATTCAAGCTGCAATTACGTCATTATCCGCAACGGGGGGAAATGTTTATTTCCCTAAAGGAACATATAAAGTTAGCTCTACCATTAGTTGGACAGGCGATAATATTTTCTTAGAAGGCGCTGGGTTAGGCGCAACTACTATTAGCACGTTTATTGCTACTACTGATGTGTTCGCCATTAATAACGTATCTGGCGGCGGAATATCAAACCTTAACATTATTGCGAACACAACTCAAACAGATGGTGCGGGGGTTCATTTAACTAATTGTTATAACGTAAAAATTACTGATGCTGTAATTGGTTATGGGCTTAACGCTGGTGTGGAAATTGATGGCGGGGTAAGTCAATTTACCAACACCATACAAAACTTCATTATTAGCGATTGTTTATACGGTATTGCGATTGGTGGGACAGGCGCTTCGCCGCAAGATGTGTTTATAGCTGATGGCATTATTGGAAACTGCACTAACGCAGGTATTCTTGTTAGACAAATTTCTGGTTTGTACGTAAATTCTATTGACATACTTTCTTGCGGCTCAGGACTTGTAACTTTTCCTGCTGCCGCAAAAAGTACAACTAATATGTTTTTTACTGATGTGCTTTGCGATACTTGTACAGGCTCTGGCTGGGCGTTCTTGTCTGATGGTGGAAGTATTGAGCAAGTTAATATGGTTAATTGTTGGGGGGCTAGCAACACAATTAACGGAATGATTATAGCTTCTGAAGCTAACGCTTTTGTTGTGACAAACTTTAGAGCCATTAACAACAGGCAACGAGGCATTTACATTCAAGGCGGTACAAATCTTGGTTTTGTAAATTGCCAGGTATTAGCAAATTCTATGGTTGGCGCTGCTTCTTTTGACGGGCTTGCAATTGAAGGCTCAACTACCAATAACGTGTCAATCATTGGTGGTAAATACGGCTCAGGTTGGAATGTTGCAGGGTATAATAATCAAAAATTTGGCATTTTTATTTCAACCGGTTCAATTAATAACTACTCCATTATCGGCGTGGATTGTACTGGTAACGTGACGGGCAGTATTAGCGACGGTGGTACAGGCTCGGTCAAGCACATTTACGGCAACCCAGGCTACACAACCATTAAATCTGGTTCTAATTTCATGGCCGGTGGAAATAATTCAGTAACAGTTGCACATGGATTATCTGTTACCCCGCTTGCGGCTGAACTTAGCATTACGGCTAATAGCGCTATGGCGGACAACCCATTTTTTATAGACACAACAACTATTACTAGTACTAGTTTTGATGTAAAGACTACAACTGCTGTAGCAGCAAATTCTTTCTTTTCTTGGCAAGCAAGAGTTGACGGCGCTTAATTAGGATAAATTATGTCGGATAAAAAAATATCGCAACTCCCGCCAGTCAGTATTCCTCTTGCGGGCACAGAGGTTTTGCCGATTGTGCAAGACGGGGCGACTAAGCAAGTATCTGTTGCTGAGATTAACGCTGGATTGGCTACCTACCCCGCAGCGGGTATTGCGGTTTCAACGGGCACGGCGTGGGGCGCCCCTTTGTCTACGCCTATCGGCGTAACGCTTGGTGGTACAGGGACTGCAACGCTCGCCGCGAACAATGTCTTGTTAGGTAATGGCACCTCTGCTGTGTTAGCGGTTGCCCCAGGCACATCAGGTAACGTGCTAACCTCTAATGGCACAACTTGGTCGTCGACCGCACTACCCGCTAGCGGCACAGTTACTAGCGTAGGTGGTACAGGCACAGTTAACGGCATATCTCTTTCTGGCACGGTCACATCAAGCGGCAATTTAACGCTTGGTGGGGCATTGACAGGCGTCAATCTTAGTACGCAAGTAACAGGCACATTGCCTGTTGCTAATGGTGGAGCAGGGCAAACATCATACACAGACGGTCAGTTGTTAATTGGTAATTCAACCGGCAACACGCTGGCTAAAGCTACGTTAACGGCTGGTACTGGAATTGCGATCACTAACGGTTCGGGCTCAATTACGATTGAAGCTACCGGCGGCGGTAGTGGCACCGTGACAAGCGTAGCAGCAACGGTCCCTGCATTTTTAAACATAACGGGTTCGCCTATTACGACAAGCGGCACACTTGCTATAGATTACAGCGGTACAGCATTGCCGATTGCTAACGGTGGCACAAGCGCTACAACAGCTAACGGTGCGGTTAACGCTTTGCTTCCTTTGCAGACGGGCAATTCAGGCAAAGTGCTTGGTACAGATGGCACGGATACTTCTTGGGTAGCTGTGGGTGGTAGTGGCACAGTCACAAGTGTTGCGGCGACGGTTCCTGCATTTTTAAGCGTGTCTGGTTCACCTATTACAGCTAGTGGCACATTGGCGTTTGATTACAGCGGTACGGCATTGCCGATTGCTAACGGTGGCACAAGTGCAACGACTCGCCAAGCTGCGATAGACGCTTTAGCCGGTGCAGTTACTTCAGGTCAGTATCTGCGCGGCGACGGCGCTAATGTTGCAATGTCTGCCATACAAGCGGCCGATGTCCCTACACTAAACCAAGACACAACAGGCACTGCGGCTAATGTTACAGGCACTGTAGCGGTTGCTAACGGTGGCACAGGTGCTGCTACATTGGCGGCCAACAACGTTATTCTTGGCAACGGTACTTCGGCGGTACAAGCCGTAGCACCAGGGTCAAGTGGCAACATCCTAACTTCTGACGGCACAACTTGGGTTTCTGGTGCGCCTGGAAGCGGCGGCACGGTTACCTCAGTTGGCGGAACAGGCACAGTTAACGGCATCACGCTGACAGGTACGGTCACATCTTCAGGTAACTTGACTCTTGGTGGTGCATTGTCTGGTGTAGACCTGACAACTCAAGTCACGGGCATATTACCCACAGCTAATGGTGGTACGGGCAATGCTAACGGCACGGTAGCCAAAGTAGCTACGACAGGCTTCTCCATCGAAGAATCTGGCGGTAAGTTAGTCTTTAAGTACGGAGCAACAACGATTGCAAGTATGTCGAGCGCTGGTGTGTTTACTACACTGAGCGATGTTGTGTCCAACGGTACGCCTTAAGG